ACAACCTGATGTGGGCAATCGCCATCCTTCGTGAGGACTATCACCATTGCTGGAGATTAATCGCAGAGCGTATGGGGTGCAGTGAGTGGAAAGCCCGGTATCTTTATTCACGGATCAAGAAGCAATACAAACTATGAATCAAATCAAATTAATTGTGCATCGGTTGTTGGAAGAACAACCAGCACTCCGAGACAACGACAACTTGCTGATGTCAACCATTTGGAAGCAACAATCCAACATCTTCAACTTCTTTCATCGGTTTGAATCCGGGAGATTGCATTCACCTGAATCAATCCGCAGAACAAGACAAAAGATTCAAGAGGACTATCCACATCTGCGAGGTGAGTTGTACGAGGCACGACAAAAACATCAAGCGAAAGTCAAGGAAGAACTTGGATATAAAGTTAAAATGTAGTATATTTGAGTATTATTCCAGTTGTGTACGAGACAACTAATTTAGACCTTTTGCCCTTGGCATCTCATCAACTCGTACTTGGTGATTTGTTCAAGGGCTTTATTTTTTTATGCAAAAAAAAATGAATTTAAGCCAATTAGTTGATGTATTAACGAAAAAAACCTATCATCAAATTAATGATTTTAATCTGTCTTGGAGTAAATATAGAGGTAGATTTTTTGTGTATTTTCTTATATATGAAGACAAAATTATATATGTAGGTCACACAAAAAATTTATATGATCGGATTGTATCTCACAAACAAACTTTTGAATTTAATAGATTTGGTTTAATTGAATACGATACTTACGAAGAAAGTTTAATGGAAGAAAGAGATTGGATAAAATATCACCAGCCAACATTTAATATAAATTCTAAAAAATGATGGAAAATATAGGACAAATAGTACGAAGCAAAAAAACGGGAAAGAGCAGATACACTCCCATAAACAACGATATCTTGCAAAGCTCACAATTGACTTGTGAGGAAAAAACAATTTTAATCTACCTATTATCATTGCCTGAAGATTGGGTTGTCTACAAGACGGTCATTTGGCAAAAAATGAACATTGGACGAAACCGATTTAATACACACTGGAAGGGATTGGTTGAGAAAGGGTACATCGTTTCAGTTCGTGTGATTGATACGGAAACAAATCTTGTTCGTGGATGGAATCATATTGTCTACGAAGAACCAGTACTTACCGAATGTCGGACTGACCAATCTTCGGACTTACCGAATTTCGGACTATCCGAAAAGCAGTATATAAATAAAGAACATATTCAACAAAAGAATAATAGTACAAAAGAAGAAGGGGTAAAAAAAGAAAAACTTACTCCAACTGAACAAGAATGTATTGATGAGTTTATACTTAAAGGTAGAACAATCAGCGAAGGCGTGGCGTTTTTCAATTATTGGGAATCAATGAATTGGACAAGGAAAGCCGGGCGGATTCAGAAATGGAAAATGGCAGTTGTTAGTTGGATTGAAAAATCAAAAACTTTTAACAAGGAAATTGAAACATCTCCACAAATTATCAACCGAAATGTATTTAATTTGTCGGACTATGAATGAACTTGAAGATTACATACTCGGACAACTTTTGTTCTATGAGCAGACAAGAGCTTTGCTTCCAAGAATCAAACACCAATGGTTTGAACAACCCCTTCACCGAGAGGTCATCCAGCGGATGTCGGTTGCTTACTACGGCAACGAGGCAATAGATTATATGTCCTTGACCAAAGGGATGAACCACGATGATAGAATGAGGGTGATTTTCATCGGGCAGAATGTCAGCAATGTGGCGAATGTGAGCAGTTATATTCCAAAGTTGGAAGCCAAGTACCTTCACAAGGAGTTCGTTGCTCAAATCTCTTCTATTGACTTGACAATTGATTTGAAAGAGTTGCTCACACAAACTCAAAGCATAATTGACAACACCAAGTTCACAACAATCAACGATCCTGTGAGCATCCACAAGTTGAGCGGTGAAGCCGTTGACAACATCACCCAAGCAATTGAGCGAGGCGATAGGATAACAGGTAAGCGAAGCGGATGGATTTCAATTGATAGAATCTTGGGAGGTTGGAACGCTGGTGATTTGGTGGTGATGGCTGCTCGTCCCGGTCAAGGAAAGACGGCACTTGCTTTGTCCTTGATGTATGAGTTCGGAAAGTTGGAAGGGAAGGGTTTGTTTGTGAGTTTGGAGATGTCATCCGAGCAACTTGCAAAGCGATACTTGTCACTCCTTGTAGACATACCAAATTGGAAGATACGCAACGCCAACCTGAAGGAGGTGGAGGTCATAACCCTTTGTGACAAGGTAAACAATTCAAACGTTGAGTTCTTTGTTGATGACGATCCCAACTGCACAATTCAACAAATCAAATCCAAAGCAAAGATTCACAAAGCAAAGCACGGACTTGAGCTTCTCGTGATTGATTACATCCAGTTAATCAAAGGGACAAAGCAAAACCGAGAGCAAGAGATAGCAGAGATTTCCCGCAACTTGAAATTGTTGGCAAAGGAATTGCAAATCACCGTCATCGTTCTTGCCCAATTATCACGCAAATGTGAGGAGAGAAGTGACAAGAGACCGATGTTGAGTGACATCAGGGAGAGCGGAAGCATTGAACAAGATGCGGATGTTGTGATGTTTCCGTTTCGCCCGGCATACTATTCAGGTGAGAAGATGGAAGTTGAAGAAGCGGAGGTCATCATCGCAAAGAATCGTCACGGAGAATGTCACACCATCCCCACAACCTTCACAGGCAGTCGGACAATGTACGAGGAGAAGTTATGAACCACTACCAAGAAACCCACAACCTAAAGCAAGAAATACGCAGATTGCGTTTGACGATTCAGCAACTTCACACATCACACGCACAAGAGGTCAAAAGATTGAAGAACGAAATACTCCGACCACGCTGCGACATTAACGACATAGAAGCGGACTGGACGGATGCAATGCGAGTGGCTTGTCAAGTTTACGATGTCACACCTGACCAAATCGTTTCTCACAATCGCAAACAACACATCTCCTATGCACGGCACTTGTTTTGCTATTTATGTAGGAAGCATTTGAAGATGACCTTCGCTGGTGTTGGCAACATCCTTCATCGGGATCACTCATCCATCATTAACTCCGTCAATGTTTACACCGACCTAATCCAATATGACCGAATCACCAGTCAACATTATACGAAAGCACTTGCCCTATTGGGTGATTACTTGCAAGAAAGGACTCACGCAGAGCATCTCCATCTACAAGACGGAGGAGGAGTTGTTGAGGTGTAAGAAAAAATACGAAAAAGATGGTTATATTTGTAGTATTGAAAAGAAAATTTGAACAAAGCCGACATCATATTGGAACTTTCCAAAGCTGATTGGCTAACCCAAGCAACGAGGAATATCGCCAAAGATAGAGAGTTGGCAAGGGAGTTGTATCAATTCTACTTTTTGACTTTACTTGAGAAACCTGATGAGCAAATTGAGAAAATATACAGGGACGGATACATCCAGTTTTGGTCAATCCGTCTCCTTTATTTGGCTATCAACGGCAACCGGCATCCCTTCGGCAACTCTCGCATATATGACCAGTACGATGTCTATGAGCTTGACTTCGCTGAAGAACCTGACCTACTCCTTGAGAGAGAGGAAGAAGAAACAATTGAACTTGAACGAATCAACAAAATAAACCAAGTAACCGAATCAGCATACTTCTATGAGAAGGAACTATTCAAGATGTGGTGTTCAGGAATGTCTGCAAGGGCGATCCATAGAAAGACCGACATCTCCGTCCGTGAAGTGTTGAGAGTGGTGAAACTAATGAAAGAACGATGCACACAGAAATAATTGGAATTGCTTGTTTGGCAATCATCATTGTGAACTTTGGCAAACCAGCCGACCTACTTAAACGCTATCTCTACGGAAACGAATACCACAAATGGAAGCGAATGAAACCACTTGATTGTGCTTTCTGCCTATCGTGGTGGTTGGGGTTGTCCTTCTTTTTATACACTTACGGATGGGTGGGGATACTTTACGCATCCATCGCAACGGTGATTGTCGCACTCCTTGAGACCAAACTATGAGCAATATAGAATTTATCCTATCCCTTCAACCACTCTTTGATAAGTGGAAGCAAACCCAAGTGTTCCAACCAACTGGAGAGGAAGCAAACAAACTGAACGCAGTCCATCGTGAAATCTTTGGACGCAACTTGCCGACATGCTCTACCTGTGTGACGGAAGCATTGCACTCACTTTTGATATGGGCAAACCAACAACAAGACGCACTCACCAAAGCACAACTTGCGGACGATGAGCAGAAACCAAAACGGAGAAGAAAAAATGAAAGCAACGATTGAGTTCAATCTCCCTGAAGAACAAGAGGAGTTTGAAGATGCAACAAACGGATGGAAGTGGGGACACGCTATGTGGCAACTGGATCAATTCTTGAGGACAAAGATCAAGTACGCACCTGATGACGCATCCGAAGAATCCATCAACGCCTATCAAGACGCAAGAGATGCACTCCATCGCATATTGAGTGAAGAGAATTTGGAAATGAGATGAACGCATTCAACGGGACAATGACGGACAAGGAATGCTTTGACCACGAGTTGAGCATCGGAGTTGATTTGGACAATCAAACTTACACGGAACTATTTAAGTCAACCGCAAAGGAGATATTGGAAATCACCGGAGCAAAGACCTTCCTTGATTGTGGAGGTGGAGTCGGAGCATACACTCAAGCGATGTTGGAACACAATGTGGAATGCACCTATGTTGACCTA